TGAAGAAGAACGTGACGGGGACATTATCGAGCGGCAACCGTTATCTCTCTACCCCGACCGACTACCTCGCCACATATTCAATTGCGGTAAACAACAACAATAATTATGAATACCTCCTGCCAAAGGATGTGGCGTTCATGCGCGAGGCCTACCCTTTAACCACCACCACTGGTGTGCCGCGCTACTACTCTCTCTTCGACAACGACACGATCATTCTCGCACCTCCTCCAAACTCTAACTACGAAGTTGAGCTTCATTACTTCTATGAGCCTCAGTCGATTGTGGAGGCAACATCCGGCACATGGTTAAGTGAGAATGCCGAAACCGCTCTTTTGTATGGATGCCTCTTCGAGGCTTATTCTTATCTAAAGGGTGAAGCGGATCTTATCTCGCTCTATGCGGGAAGATACAATGAGGCCATCGAGGCCCTCAAGGTTATTGGCGAAGGCCGTAACCGCTCCGACACCTACCGCAACAATGAACCGAGGATTGTACCGAATTGAGCATGGGTTTTGGGTCCGTTGGGTCTTTTCTTGTTAAAACCACAAATGAGCGGGGCTTCACGGTTGAGGAGGTTGCAGAAGATCTTCTCAACAAGCTTATCTTCATTTCGAGCGAATCTCATCCTGCCATTCGCGAACAGGCGATTGCGTTTAAAGATCAGATCCGCCCCGTGATTACCCACTACATGAAACAGGCTGTGAGGTCAGACAGAACCACGCTGGCAGCGCAGCTTTCAAGCCAAGGCCATATTGACATGGCTGAAATTATAAGGAAACTCTGATGGCCATCTCTACAGCTATGTGTACTTCGTTCAAGTCCGAACTTATGTCGGCCCTGCACGACTTCGACAACCCCGGTGGCAACACTTTCAAGATCGCGCTCTACACTTCAGCCGCCACGCTTGGTGCCTCCACCACAGTTTATGCTGCCACAAACGAAGTGACGGGCACAAACTATGTTGCTGGCGGCAACACTCTCACCGCAGTGAGCCCCACCACCTCCGGCACCACAGCCTTTATTGACTTTGCCGACACAACTTGGTCTTCCTCCACGATCACGGCCAATGGTTGCTTGATCTATAACAACACGAACGCAAACCGCGCTGTTGTATCGCTTGCGTTTGGCTCGGATAAGTCTTCCTCAAATGGCGACTTCCAGATCGTGTTTCCCACAGCAAACGCAACAGATGCGATTATCCGTATCGCATAAGGTGTTTAAATGGCAGTATCCGTCAAGCATTTTTTTACATCCGGTATATCTGACAGCGGAGACGCGACGCTTGTTCAGCCTTCAAACTGGAATGAAGAGCATGTTCTGACTTTAGCTACAGGCAAGCTGCTTGGTCGTTATTCAGCAAACACTGGTGCCGTGCAAGAAATCACGATATCAACTGGCTTGTCTCTTGATGGCAGTGGGAACCTCACATCAACTGGTGGGATTACCCTTGCAGAGGCTCGTAAAGTGGCGAGCCTTCGCATATGATCCTCGACAGCACAACACGCAAACTTCAGATCAGCCTTGCTGGCACGGTTGCAACAAACCAATGTCCGGTAATCGTGGACTATGTAGATTTCACCGCATCCGCCACGACCCCCGCCGTTCAAGCATCCATCACCAACAATGTAACGCAAGTTGACATTTTGAGTGCCCCGGGATCATCCACTCAGCGCAAGGTCAATAGCATCAGCATCAACAATGCCGACACGGCTGCGGTCAGTGTCACCATTGTGCTGGATGACAACGGCACAGACTATCAAATCATCAATGCGATGGTACTGCCTGTTGGTGAAACATTGACCTACACTGACACAAATGGTTGGGCAGCATCGTCTCGCACAGGCGGCGGTGCTGAAACACTTCGCGAAGATTGGGTTCAAGAGTTTACGTCCAACGGCACTTGGGTGAAGCCGGGAAATTGCCGATTCTTTATGGTTGAGTGTGTTGGTGGAGGCGGTGGCGGTGGAGCGGGACAAGGCAATTCCTCAAGTGCCAACGCACGCGGTGGTGGCGGTGGTGGGGGCGGTGGCAAACGCAATCGCGCACTATTCCTTGCAAAGGATTTGCCCGCGACTGTCAGCGTGACTGTCGGCGCGCAGACGAGTTCAGCGGCTGGTTCCTCCAATGCTGCGGGTGCGAATGGTGCGGGCGGTAATATCAGCAGTTTCGGCACCTTGCTCTACGGCTACGCTGGTGGTGGCGGTGCGGGCGGCGGGCAAACTGCTAACACGGGCGGCGCTGGAGGCGGTGGTGGGGGCGGCACATCTTCTGGCAGTAATGCCACTTCTTCTACGGTTGCCAATGGCGGCTCGGCAATGAATACTTCATCAATTAACTCGGATTATCCCGATAGCATTGGCGCTCGGTCAGCCTTCAATAGTTTTCTGGGCGGTGGTGGTGGGTCCACAGCGCAATCAGGTGGTGGTGGCGGTGCCGCTGGCGGATCTTCGTTTTTTTCTTCAGCGGGTGGCGGTTCAGGCGGCGGTCTTGCAGCATCTTTTTTCGCATCAAATGTGGGTGGCGCAGGTGGAAATTGCGGGGCAAGTGCGACCGCAACAGGCGGCGGTGGAACAGCCGGACCAGTTAATAACCCCGGCAGTTCTGGACTAAGCCTCCCCGGATACTGTGGTCAAGGTGGAGGCGGCGGTGGCTCTAACGGCACTACCACTGGCGGGCGCGGCGGCGATGGTGGTTTCCCCGGCGGAGGTGGCGGCGGTGGCGGTGCCGGAACATCAACGGGCGGTGCGGGTGGAATTGGTGGTGCTGGCGTAGTCAGGGTGTGGGGATGGTAGGATGTTTCTAACAACTACAACTCAAAAAATTCAGATCGTTCTTGGTTCCGCAATCACGACCAATCAGGCACGTGTCGTTGTTGACTATGTTGACATGACATCTTCTGCGACTACACCGGGAGTGCAAGTCAGCAACACAAACAGCACAACTGCGGTTGATATTCTGGCGGCTCCAGCATCCAGTACACAGCGCAAGGTAAATGCAATCTCGGTCTGTAATTACGATACAGTTAATATCTCCATCACCATCGTCATAGATGACAACGGCACAGATTATTCTGTCGTGCAGAACTTGACGCTTGCTGCAAATAGCACTCTTCAGTTCACTGATGCGCGCGGATGGTATGTCATCAACTCGGCAGGACAGATACTCGTTAGTAATGCGCCAACATATTCATTTGTTAGAATATTTACTGCATCATCTACTAACTGGAGCAAGTCAGACGCGGGCGCTGTCGGCATGTTCTATGTTGAATGTGTAGGCAGCGGTGGTGCTGGTGGTGGAGGTTGGGGTGCGGCGGCTGGCAATACGAGGAGAGGTGGCGGGGGCGGCGGTGGCGCAAAGCGTGCAACCGCTTATTTCAACGCCGCTGATATTTCGTCTACAGTAACAATTGACGTTTCCCAGACCACGACTGGCGGTGCAGCGGCTACCAACGGAACGGCTGGCGGCAATTCTTCCTTCGGCACTTACCTCATTGCATATGGCGGCGGGGGCGGCGCAGGGGCAACGACCAGCGCGCTTGGCGGTGGCGGCGGCGGCGGAGGTGGTACAGCAGTGGGCGGCAGTTCAACATCTGCCACTGGAGCGGCTGGCGGGGCTGCCTTTGTTGCCAGCGCAGCCGCAACAACATATGCAACTGACATCGGCGGCGGGGGAGGTTCGACCACTGATGCCGGATCAAGTTATCTCGGCGGTGGCGGTGGTGGCCCCGGCACTGCAACGGCGACAGCTTATGCTGGCGGGGCATCTGCTTTGTCGGCTGGCGGTGGAGGTGGCGGTGGCGCAGTTACCAGCGGCAATGCGGCGGGAAATGGCGGGGCTGGTGGCAACGCCGGATGGGCTGCAACAGCCGCAGGTGGTGGCGGTTCTGCTGGTTCTGCCTCCGCAGGCGGAAACGGCTCTGCGGGAGATAGCACCAAGTGTGGTCAAGGCGGTGGTGGTGGAGCGGGTAACGCTGGTGGTACTGGCTACGCAGGTGGAAATGGCGGCTTCCCCGGAGGTGGTGGAGGCGGTGGAGGCGGTGGCACGTCCACGGGTGGTGCGGGCGGAAACGGCGCGGCTGGCCGCGTAGTGGTTTACGGGTGGTGATATGATACTTGACGCAACAACAAAGAAAATCCAGTTGCTACTCGGAGCCACTGTCGCTGCCAATCAGTGTGCCATTACGGCTGATTGGGTTGATTTCACATCCACCACAACAACGCCGGGGCTGACGGTTTCGTCCAGCAATGACGCCAGCGCGGTAGACATCGTTGCCGCTCCTGCGGCTTCTACGCAGCGTAAAGTAAATTATCTTAGCGTCTGCAACAAAGACACTGATTTTGTCGCCGTCACGATCCGGCTAAATGACAACGCCACGACCTATAACTATCTTGCGGGTTTCCTCCTCGCTCCCAATTCTACGCTTCAATACACCGATATGAACGGGTGGACGGTAGTAGATGCTGCCGGAAACATCGTTGTGGCGACGAATGCCGTAAGTAATATCCAAGTTTTTAGCACCAACGGAACTTGGACGCGGCCAAACAATGCCACCTATTCGCTGGTTAATCTTTGTGGCGGGGGCGGTGGAGGGTGCGGTGGAGCATCTGCGGCGACGAACGCATCAGGCGGTGCTGGAGGCGGTGGTGCCAAGAGAATGCAGATGCTGTTTCTTGCGAATGATCTTCCGTCATCAGTCGGTGTGACCATCGCCTCGGGTGGTGTATCTGTTGCTGCGGCCACAGACGGAAACGGTGGCGGAACGTCATTGTTTGGAACATTCCTCACGGCCTATGGTGGTGGAGGCGGTGGTTTTCAAAGTGCCACAATTGGTAGTGGAGGCGGTGGCGGCGGTGGTGGCACAACGGTGGGCGCTACCTCAACAAATAGTGGGGGAGCGGCTGGTGGCTCTGCATTTGCAGCATCCGCTGGAGCAACTTCATTTGCAGACGATAGAGGCGCGGGCGGAAGTAACGGCTCAACTTCTGCTGTTGCGGGGTCAAATTCCTATCTTGGCGGTGGTGGTGGCGCAGGCTCGGCTTCAACAGCCGCTGTAAGCGGCATCGGTCAATCTGGAGGCTCTTCTTGCTTCTCTGCCGCAGGAGGTGGGAGTGGTGGCTCTTTAATCGCTTCTACTGCCTACAATGGCGGCGCGGGTGGCAATGCTGGCATGAGCGTGACAGCCGCAGGCGGTGGCGGTGCTGGTGGCACAGGTGATGGCGGGGCTGGCACGGCTGGGGCAGACGGCGATTTCACATCAACAGGCATGGGAACAAAGATGGGACAAGGAGGCGGGGGTGGGGCAAGCGGAACCGTCACGGGCGGTGCTGGTGGCAATGGTGGTGTTCCCGGTGGCGGCGGTGGCGGTGGCGGCGGTGGCGGCACGACTGGCGGCGCTTCTGGTGCGGGCGGTAATGGCCGCTGTGTGGTTTATTCATGGTGAAAGAAATGACAGCAATCAGATACGCAATGATCAAGGACGGCATCGTCCAGAATATCTCCCTTTGGGATGGCGACACGACACGTTGGCAACCTCCCGAAGACATGCTTGTGATCCCCGCACCCGACCACATTGGTATGGGATGGTCTTATGATGGCGAAAATTGGAGCGAACCAGTCCCTGCTCCACCTGAAGAGTAATAAATAAAATGGCTGGTGCTTTTTACGGAAATGCGTTTTACTCTGGCGCGTTCTACGCTGACGGTGGCGTAGTAAGTGTTAGTGTGAACGTGACTGGAGTTCAAGCGGCATCCGCCGTTGGGTCCGTTTCCGTTCAGGGCAACGCCAATGTTGCGGTTACAGGCGTTTCTTCAGCAGCGCAAGTCGGCACAGTATCAGTCATAGGAGCCTCAGTAGCTCTGGTTACTGGGGTTTCTGCCAACTCTCAAGTCGGCACCCCAACTATAACCACAATTACAAATGCCCATGTGACCGGAGTTTCGTCTACTGTCACCGCTGGTAATGTAACAGTAGCTGGAAAGGCCAATGTTAATGTTGTTGGTGATGCCGCAAATGGTGGCGTTGGAACAGTTAATGTAGGTGCATCTCAGGAAGTTAATGTTACTGGCGTCTCTGCTGTTAGCGGGGTTGGTAGTGTTATAATTGGCATAGGCGTAAATGTTGGGCCTTCTGGCGTCAGCGCAACAGGCGATGTTGGTTCCGTTGTTGTGAGGCTTTCGTCAAACTTGTTGGTTACTGGCGTAGAAGCCATAGGGTATGTAAACGATAACCTCCTTATCTGGAGCCTTATCAACACGAATCAAACTCCTGACTGGACTGGCATATCGGATGGTCAGAACCCGAATTGGACGCCAGTCAACGACTCAGATTCTGCAACTTGGACGCAAATAGCGGCATAGAAAAATGGCATCAACTTATTCTCCCAATCTTCGCCTTGAACTCATCACCACTGGTGAACAGCAGGGCACATGGGGCTCCACCACCAATACCAACCTCGGCACTCTTCTTGAGGAGGCTATTGGCGGTTATGTTTCTGTAAGTGTGACGGATGGTGCCGACACCACCCTCACAACAAGCAACGGCTCCGCAGACCAGTCTCGTAACATGGTGATCAATCTTACGGGTGCTCTTACGGCCACACGCAATGTTATTTGCCCCGCAATTGAAAAGCTCTATGTGGTGAAGAATGCCACCACTGGTGGTTTCGCCGTTACGTTCAAGGTTAGTGGCCAGACTGGCGTGAGTGTGCCAAATGGCTCCACCTACTTCCTCTATGTTGACGGCACAGATGCCCGCCTGATTAATGGGACCATTGCGGCTCAGAACTCAAATAATGTGAGCATCACGGGCGGCTCGATTTCTGGTGCTACTGTATCAAATTCATCGCTATCAAATGTGTCGGTTGTGGCGAATGCGTCCAGCCTGAGCGTGAGAGATAGTGATGGATCGAATATCCTTTCGATTGCCGTTGGGTCAAACCTCACAGCCAACACAGTGTTGACACTCACCACTGGCGCAACGTCAAATAGAACGCTTGATATTTCCGCCTCGAACGTGACGATTTCCACCGCTGGTGCGGCTCTTATCGATGACGCGGATGCCTCCACTCAGCGCACCACACTTGGTCTCGGCACAATCGCGACACAAAATGCGAACGCAGTGAGCATCACTGGCGGCTCCATAACTGGCATCACGGACTTGGCTCTTGCTGATGGCGGCACTGGTGCAAGCCTTGTTGACCCCGCTGCAAACGCCGTTCTTGGCTGGAACGACACTGCCAATGTGATGCGATTCTTCACCGCCGGGACAGGCATCACGATCAATGCCACATCAAACACCATTTCCTCCACAGCTTCCGCAAGCGGAGCGTTGATAAGAGCCCCGCAGATTCTCACCACAGGAACAAGCTACACAACGCCAGCAGGGTGCAACAGCATCTATGTTGAGGCTGTTGGCGGCGGCGGTGGCGGTGGCGGCGCTGATGGAGGCACTGGCCAATCTCAAGGTGCTGGCGGTGGAGGCGCGGCGGGTTACGCGGCGAAGTATTTCACCGTCTCTCCGTCTACCTCCTACGCCTACGCTATTGGTGCAGGCGGATCAGGCGGAAACGGCGATCCTAACGCCAATGGCGGTAATGGTGGAAATACCACATTCACGGTTGGAGCGACAACGCTTACGTCGAACGGCGGCGGGGGAGGAGTTAGGGCTGAAAATGGTGATTCGGGTGCTGGTGGATCTGGTGGTGCTGCGTCAAACGGAGACTTGAATGTGACGGGCTCTGCTGGTGGAAGCGGAGTTGGTTCAGAATCAACGGCTATAACCTACGGCATGGGCGGATCTGGGGGTAGTTCTTTTTTTGGCGGCAATGGGTCTGGCGGTGCCAAGAACAGTGGCGGCAGTGCCGGAGTAGGCGGATCTGGCGGTGGTGGTGCTGCGTCATCGCTCAACAACACTGCCCAATCAGGCAGTGCAGGCGGTGCAGGCCTTATTCGTATTTGGGAGTACACATAATGCGGTGTGCATTGATAAACCAATCAACCAATATTGTTGAAAATATTATTATTGCAGATCCTTCTGTAGATCCTGCTCCAAATGGATACTTGATCATCGGCTTACCGGAAGATAGCCCTGTTGCTATAGGCTGGGTTTATGATCCGGCAACTGGTCAGTTTTCCGAACCAATTCAAAATTAAACAGGCAAGATAAATGATCGAAGAACTCATCGCGATGGTGTTTCGGACCCGCAACCAAGCGCATCTCGCACATTGGAAGACGAAATCCTATGCTGAGCATCAGGCTCTTGGATCATTCTACGACGATCTTATCGATGCCCTCGACAAGCTTGTAGAGGCTTGTCAGGGCTCGAAGGGGATCATCGGTCACGTTGATCTGTCCTGCAAGGATGAGTCTGTGGAGATCATCAAGTGCCTCACAGATGATGCCAACTGGATCTCCCGCAACCGTGCCAAGATCGGTCATGGTGTTCCGGCACTTGAAAACATCCTTGACGAGATTGTCGGTATTTATCTCACCACCCTCTACAAACTGAAGAACCTTTCTTAAGGGCATTTAAATGCTCGCCAAAATCAAATTACAGCCGGGTATTAATCGAGACTCAACCAACTACGCAAACAGCGGCGGTTGGTTTGACTCCGATTATATTCGCTTCAGAAATGGCTTGCCCGAGAAGATTGGCGGCTGGACAAGGATCTACTCCAATCAGCAGGCCCTTATCGGGGTGTGCCGAAAGATGTATGATTGGTCGAGTTTGATCGGCACTCAGTATCTTGCCTGCCCCACAAACATCAAGTTCTATGTGGACAACACATCCAACATCATTGATATCACTCCGCTTCGCCGCAGCTTAACGCTTGGCAACAACCCAATCGCGACAGCCAACACCTCAAATGTCATCACAATCACCGACACAAACCACGGTGCCGTACTGGGTGACTACATCACAATTTCGGGGTCCTCGAATGTTAATGGCATTCTTTCGACCGCCATCAACAAAGAGTTTGTTGTGTCGAACGTGGTTAACGCGGACGCTTATAGCGTAACAACAACAGGCACCGCCACATCCACCGGGTCTGGTGGCGGCGCGAGTGTGGCAGTGAAGTATCAGTTCCATCCGGGCATTGCTCAAACAGCCGTTTTTGAAGGCTGGGGCTCTGGCCCGTGGGGCGGCATAGCTGGTTCGTATGGCTGGGGTTTCGGCCCCTCAACAACCGTTACGACATATTATAGTGGTTTATGGACAGTGGACAACTATGGCGAGGACATGATCGCTTGTCCGCGTGACCTCACCAACGGCTATGTTCTTGGTAATAATCCAATCGCCACCACAAACACAAGCAACGTCATCACCGTTACGCAGTTAAATCATGCGTTCTCGAATGGCAACGCAATCATAATCGGGAATGTCACAAGCGATATTGGAGGGATACCAGTAGACCAGCTTAATGGCACCCAGACAATCACCGTTGTGAATGCCAACGCCTACAGCTTTGTGGTGTCGAACACCGCCACTTCAAATGC